AAAAGCGAATCGTCGGCCTCGCCTTCAATGCCCGTGAACGCCGGCGGGGCGCTCGAAAGCCTGGTGTGCCGTGTCCATCCTCCCTGGCACGCGTAGAAGGCGCCGCGCTCAAGGTGGATGCGCCCTTTGTGCTTCTGCAGCCGGGCGATCATGCTTTTGTCGGTGTCGTTCTTGGCGGTCAAAACGATCTGGGTGCGGCCGGCGTCGATGTAGAGGGCGGTGGTCATGGGATTATTCAGGCTTCACGCGCATTGTCATTGCGTGGCCCATGTGGGCTTGGAGTTGAGGATCTGAGACGTGAACGGCTTTGGTTCCTTCCGGTAGTTTCACGTCGATTGCCCAACCCGTGCCGGTAATTCCGGTCGTGACTATTTTTGGCGCGGCGAGTTCAAGGGGAACGTCCTTTAATTCATCGCTCAGAGCGTAGGCGCGGATAATAATCGCAAAGCGTTTTTCGGGTTCGTTCGTCGCAGGATCGCAAAAATTGCTGCCGGCGATTTGTAAGACTCCCACTGCTTTGCCGGTGTCGGCGAGTAATAGAAAGTTGCTCATTGTTCGATTCTTTGGCGGTTCAATGGAGCCGTCCCTTGCGGGAAAGCTCGGTGAAACGTCAGGCGGCGACAGCCTTTTGCGCCTGGATAAGCGGCAGAAGTGCCTCGAATTCAGGCGTGCCGGCGTAAAACCGCGCGCGGTCTCCTTCGAAGTAGTCCGTCATGAGGTCGGTGTCATTCTCGGGATTCAGGACGGCCGGCAAGCGTCCGGTCGTGCGGTCGCCGTAGATCGTGATGGCTTCCTTGCCGTCGATTAGCGCGCTGTGCGAATAGCTGCACTTGTAGTATTTTCCGTCTTTGCGGATGCCGTGCTTTCCGAAGCGGCAACCGCGTATCTCTATTATTTGGGGTTTCATGGCTCAGTATGTTTCTCCTGACATGAAGGCTTCGTCCTGGGCGCAGGCTTCGAAGTCGGCTGCGGCCTCGATCGCTGCCTGTCCGATGAAAGCTTTGCGCCCGTTTGGGTAGTAGAAAATGCGATCACCTTTTTTGATAGGATCGCCGTTCGCGGCTACGCTGTCGAAGCGTGCCGTTGTCCAGTATGGGTCATTTGTCATTTTTGGTTCTGTTGGTCGTGGTTCCGTTTGAGCGGCGTTCCGCTTAAAATAATAGCGTCTGAGTCTGACCGTGCCGTTTTTCGGTCGGTTGCGGGTCAATCCAGTCGGTTTGAGTCGTGATCTGAGCCGCAGCGAGGGGCCGCGCGTTGCCTTCTTTCAGGGTCAATCCGTAGGCCTGGCGCATCTCGGGTGTGGCGTGGCCGCGTTTGATCTGGTCGAGGACTGCGGCGTCGCATTCGGATTGGATTTGGCGTAGGGTTTTCATCGGCAAGCCTTTCCTTGTGGCTTTACCGTGCAAATGATTTCAGCTTGCTTGTAAACGTACCGGAGGGCTGGAAGCGCTGCCCATCCGAAAGGGTTTCCCCCTCGTGCGATTTCCTCGGCGTGCTCAATCGGAGCGTGCACGATGGCAATTTCAACTTGCGCGGCGTTGGCGGCTTTTTGAGCCTCGGCGATGGCGTGGGCCATGAAATCGGTTTCTGTGATTACTTGGGCTATGCGTTCGGCTTCGGGCTGGATGAGGTCGGCGGGGCTCATAGTAAACCGCCTTCCCGGAATGAGTAGAAGCCTCTGCCCATCGGATCGGCTCCGGCGCGGCCTATGATGACGTGATCGAGCAGATTGATTTCAAGGGCGCGTCCAGCTTCGCGCAAAAGGTGAGTGATTTGCACGTCTGCCGAAGATGGCGCAGGATCGCCGCTCGGGTGATTGTGGGCGCAAATGATGGCGTAGGCGGAAGAGACGCAAGCCGCCCGGAATACTTCGCGCGGATGAGCAAGGGCGGCGGTTGCCGTGCCTTCGGTGCATCGCGTGAACATTTTGAGCCGATTTTTGCGGTCGAGCATGAACACCCAAAATCCTTCGATGTCAGGATTGAAGTCGAAAGATGTTTCGATTTTGGAGCGAAAGAAAGCGGCGACAATTTCCGCTTTGCTCATCATTGGCGGTTCTTCGGTCACGGTCTCGCAAACGGTTCTGACCATGATTTGCGCGGTGCGATAGCTGCGGGCGTCGATTAGTTGAGGTTGAATCTCTTTGCGGATTACCGCGGCCAGATTGTCGGACTGGGTTTCGAGAGTGAGGAGTTCGGAGGTCATGCGCGGCCCTCCGATTTGGCGATGGCTGACCAAGCAAGCGCTTTGGCCTCAAGCCCGATTAACGGGTCTTGGTCGGTGATTTCGAGCCGATCCACGCAGATTTTCAGCGCGGCCAGCAACTCCGGCGCGGCGGCGATCAGGCGGGCATCCTGATAGGTGATCTTGTTGGCATTAATTTTGGCGACGATTTCCCCGTTGACTGCGGTGAAATGGAGGAATCCGCCTCCTGGACAAATTTGCCACGGTCCCGGCGTGTGCTTCGGCGCTTCCGCGCTCGTGCCTTCAATGCCGCTGATTTTATCCCAGCCCAAAGGGGCAACGCTGCCCCGTGTTTCCTCGGTTGTATTGGCGGTCCGAGTATCCGCGCTTTTGGTCTCTTTGGTCATGTGGTCTTTGGTTCCTGAGACCACTTGTAAGCGAAGAGGGTTCGCTTGTCAACGCCTATTTCGGGATTTCTTTTTGCCCCGTGGTTTCCGACAATCCAGCAAGGAATTTCTCTCGTGATTTCATTCCTCCCTTTCTGCCCATCGCCTTGTAATCTGTTATGCCTTTTCTGGCTTCTGCTGACCTCTGTCCGCCGATGCTTCCGGCGTTTCTGAAGAATTGAATGGAGAGTTTTCGTGCCATGTGGAACACAGCGAATGGCGTTCGCCGGTGAATCGGTCAAGCTGGTTTTTTGGGGTTGAAACCGCAAGCGTTTGCGGTCATTTTCTTTGATATGCCTGCAGGTCTAGCAGAAGTCGATCACACTCCGAGGGTTAGAGATTGGGTGCCTATTCGCGCGGCGTTTTTAGAGAGGGCGGAAAGGCCTACTTTGTCAGAGCTGGCCGTCGAGTTTTCTATTCCCGAGGGTTCGATTCGAACTGCGAGTTATCAAGAGGGCTGGGCGCTTATGCGGGCCAATCGGATCGAGGCTGCGCTTCAAGCTGCCGATGCCGGCGCAATTCTCCTCAACGCTATCACCGATGAGCGAATCATCACGGGCCGCTTCAAAAGCGTGGTCTTGGTCGCCCTGGATCGGATCTTCGCTGACATTGACGAACTGGCCGCCGTCAAATCGCAGGGACGGCGGGCAAATCTCGTGCAGACCTACACGTTTGCGGTTAAGAACCTGGCGGACGCTGTGAAGGCCATTGGGATCACCGGCCTGGCTAAACGCGTCCAGGATGGCACAAACGGCGGTGATGATCGGTATGGCGATGGGTGGAAGACTGGCGCCATGGCTCAACTGAACGTGCTGATCCAGAATGCTCCGGGCGGATCGGTGAGCGTTTCCAAGGCGGAAAAGCCTGTTGAGACTGACCAAACGGTCAAGAATGTAAATGCCTGATTTGTAGGTCTTTAGAGTTGTTGAGATTCAGGAAATCGGAAATTGGCGTTTTCATAAATTCCGGTGAATCTCGCAAGCTGTTGGATCGGCGTTGTTTGTGCGCTTGACTTCGCCTTTTCACCATTATGTTAAGTAACTCGGCGGTCAACTATCGGCCGGGATTGGTCGCAGGCGATTGCAGGCGATTGCAGGCGATTTAAGGCATTTGTTTTGCGCCAGGGCATACCGTGGTAGCCATCCAGCGGGATTACCCGGCGATTCTTTGAGCCGTTGGCCGGCTGCCTTGACGCTGGCGGGGTGGTCGGACCCGGTTTTGCCGGTCACGCGGTCGGCGTCGATGGTCCTGCGCGGCGCCTGCGCGGAGGGTCGGAGGGTGTTCGGCGCGGGTCTCGGCGGCGTCCTCGACCATCCTCGGCGCGGGTCCGGCGTGAAGGCCACCCCCCCCCGCTGCCACCCGGATCGGTCACTCCCCCACCCCGCAGATCGCTATGCAAAATTTCCAGTAGCTCAAAATCGCAGGGAAAATCTCAGAGCGAAAACACCCCCAAAAACTCATTCATTTCACCAAGGATCCGAATTACATTTCGGTTTTACCTATGGAAACGGGTCTGGTTTTTTTGCCGTTGGTGAAAATTTGCTATTGTCGAATTTCCACCAAGCTGCGGTTTCCCCTGAGAGGTTTTTTGTTTTTCTCGGGAGAATTGCCCTTACGGACGGAGGGAGATTCCATCGCGCGCGAGGGATTGGTTTTCTGGCTCAGGACAGGGCAAGCAAGCTCACCTTTTCACCCGGGCCTAATTGCCCTTTCGTCCGAAGTTGTCAGCCATGCCTCTCGATCTCGAATCTCCCTGAAGTTGACCGGGAGGACTTTTTTAGCCGCGGGTAGTCTCTGAGTGTTTTCGCCTTTTAAGCGTCCGGTGCCTCTTGGAGCGTTACGCGGCCGGAACCCTGCGGTCTGGAAAGACGAGGGGGTTTCTCGGACTGGGGTGGGTGGGTCGTCAAGCGTAAAAACAAAAGCGCCCGGGCTTTTGAGGGCTCGGGCGCCGTTAAGATGTCTTTCCAGGAACAGTCTCAACGCAGGGCAATCTGGGAAACAGATGTGCGGTGGTTTCGGGTTTGGCAAGAGGTTTTTTCAGTTGCGTTGCGATTACGAATATCGGCAACGTCCGGTTGATCCCATCTTCCAGGCCGGCGCGCGGCCACCTTCGCGTAGTGGGCGAACTGAATCGCAATGCACTCCCAGCGCGGGTCAGAGACCGGGCTCGGGCCCAGGGTGCTTCTCGGCGGAAGTAGACCGCAGGATGGGTTACCCTCGGAGTTCAACGAGAAGTCGGTGGGCGGCGTCGGACTCGCGGTTGTAGCGGAGGGCGGCGTGAAGGTGCTGCCCCTTAAGTTCGATCATTCGAGTGAGATCCTGGTCGGCGGCGGCGAGATCAAATTCGCAGTTTATCCGGAAACACTCGCCGGCCCACCACCGGGACATTTGATCTTGTTGCTGCCATCGGTCGGTGAGGCGGCGACGGATGCGGGAGGCGATGATCAGGTAGGCTGCGGTGATGAGGCCGAGAAACGCGAAGGTGTAAATCAGGGCGTTCATTTCCAGAGGAGCCTGTCGAGCTGGCGACGCCAGAACCCGCGGGGCTTTTTTCCGGCCGGCTTTGTGACGATCACGGGTAAGCCGCGGTAGGGGTCCACTGGTTTCGTCGCGAGGATTCGTTTGAATGGTCCGCAGTCGATCACGGCGCTGGGTTGGGCGGCCGGTATCTCGATCGTGGTCCCATCCTTGAGCCCTTTGCCGGCTTCGACCCATGCGGGGTTGAGACGGCCCTTTTTCTTCTTTGGGACCGGGATGTCGCAGGGAAACCGTGTGCAGAAGCACCACCACCGAGATCCGTCAATCGGGTCGATCTTCTCGGAGACGAAGCAGTCGAATTGGGATTGGCCGGTGGCCTGGGCGAAAGCGGAGAGGCCGGCCGCGCGCAAGGCTTCGTAGGTCGTCTGGCCGGTCGTCATGTCGTCGGCGCTGAACTGGTGCTCATCGTCGCTGACCGTGAAGTTGCGGTGGTTGACCGTCTCGGACCCGGCGAAGGAGAACCAGGGCGACTGCAGATGGCCGGAGCGGACCTTCTGGATCGCCATGCCGGAGAAGCTGGTGCTGGCGTCGACGCGGGTGGCTGTGGGGACGGAGGGGAGGTTTTTCATTTCAGTCGAGGTTTTGGCTTTCGATTATTGCCGCCTCAAGTTGCTCGGCCTGATTACCCATAAGTCCGTTGACCACTTCGATTTGACCGTCGATCAAAACCGAAATCAGCTTGACGACGTGCTCATGCGGTTCTCGGCCAGCCTCAACGTCGGCGGTGACCTCGGCGATCATTTCGGAATCCCGCGGCTGGTTGTAGCCGGGCATTTTGGTTCTGATTTTTACGCGAGTCATTTCGGGTAGAAGTGGATGCAGCCGAAATTCTGACCGGTGTGCAGCCAGGCGCGGGTCTCGTCGCACTCGGCGCGGACCCCGTCGTCGTGATCGGCTGGGAGTGGATTGTCTCCGCCGTAAATCCATGAGTCGCCGCAATCTGATCGCATCGAAGGATGGAGGCATAGGCCGAATCTCTGGTCCTCAGAATCGTCGGATTTGATTCCAACTGCGGTAAGGGTTCCGTCTGCCCTCTGCACGTGCTCCAAGCATTTCTCGGTGTTGTGCGAGAACCAGGAGGCGCGGCGCCAGTGTCGGCAATTCGCGCAGGTCTGCGTCGGCGATTGAGGACCACCCATGTTCGCCGGCATGGCTGCGCCGCCGAGCGGCATGTCGATCGCCCTGGGCATGGAAATTTCAGGAAGGTGAAGGCTCATGATTTTTTCTCAAGGAAGCCCGGCCTGGTGACGAGCTCGGCATTCGTTGTCGATCCGATGGGTTTCGGAACGCGCTCGAACGGGAAGACCGCCAGCCGGCAGGAATTTGGGTCGGGCAATGGGTACTCGTTGAAGATCACTTCGAGGAAGGTGGCGATGTCGAGGTCGTCGTTCACAGCAATTCGGCGCGCACATCGCCGATGAGAATTTTGCACTCGGGAATCATTACAGCATTTCCGGTTGAGGTCCGGCTTCTGATTTTTTGACTATCGGTTCAAACGTGGCCGTGCGCCGGCGAAAATAAAACGACATGATCGAGGTCCCGTCGTCGCGCCCCTTGGCCTGGATCACGTTTTGGAAGAAGAGCGGGACGTCCTCTTTGTCGGAGGCCTCAGGCTGGCCTTGGCGCGTCAGGGGGTTTTCGGTCGGGCGGTGGATGAGCAGAACCTTGTCCGCATCTTCCTCGAGCGAGCCTGAGTCGCGAAGGTCGGCAGCGCGCGGTTCGCGATTTCCCTCGTTCGCGCTCAGCCGGTTCAGTTGCCAGAGTAGCAGGACTACGATGTCGAGATCGACCGCGAGGGTCTTCAGGGTTTTCGTGAGCCGGCCGATGCCCTGCATTTTCTCGTCCTTGTTCGCGGCGAGGGCGACGTCGTCGAGCATCCCGCCGTGGTCGATCACTGCGAGGTCGATCTTCCCGGCCGCCTTGAGCGCCTTGATTCGGGCGACCACCCGGGCGAGGGAGCGATCGCGTGACGATGGGGTGATTCCGGCGGCGGAGAGCGTCGCCAGTTTTTCCTTAAAGTTCGCCTGCTCGGTCGGATGGGCGCGCGCGAGTTCCCGGACGCCCGTGCCGGAAAGGGTGGCGGCGATCTGCAGCGCGACCTGCATCGGCCGGACCTCGAGGGTGTCGAGGTAGACTTTTTTACCGGCGAGCGCCGCGGCGGTCACAACCTGGCGGGAGATGGAGGATTTCCCGACAGAGGGGCGGGCCCCGAGGATGATCAGTTGGCCGCGCTGCATCGGCTCGAAGAGTCGGTCCATTTCCGCCCAGGGCCAGTTGACCACGTTTTGCGGCGGGAGTTCTTTCGACCGGATCAGCGCTTCGGCCGCGCTTTGGGCCTCGGTCACAACCTGGGTCCACCGCGGCTCATCCTTCATGTCGGAATCGGAGGTCATGGCGAGGATCCGCGCGACCGGCCCGTCGAGGAGCTCCGGAAGGGTCTGGGTGCTGAACTTCCGGCAGGCCTCCGTCAATCGCATCGACTCGGCCATCACCCGGCGCACGATGAAAAGATTATGCACCCGGGCGAGGTATTCGCGAAAGCCGGCTGAGGTCGGAGCAGCGTTTGAGAGCTGGGAAAGGAACTGGAAGCCGCCGACGGCCTCAAGTTGCCGCGCGCCGGAGAGTTCCTGGGCCAGAATCGAAACCTCGATCGCTTTTCCGGACGCCAGCATTTCGGTCAGCCGGCCGAAAACGATCATGTGCTTGGTCTCGCTGAACCACTCCGGGTTCATGCCTGCACCCAGGCATCGGCCCAAAGACTCGGCGCCGTCCATCAGGCAGCAGGAGAGGACTTTCATTTCGCTGTCGAGGTCTTCGGTCATAGGTTGGCGCCGAGGCGGGCCTGGACCTGAGTTCCTGTGATCGGAGGATCGACGCGATTTAGCCAGGTTATCAATCTACGAACACTGAACTTTTTCCGGTTTTTCTCACACCAAAGCAGGCATTTATCAGCCTCTCTTGGAACATCAATTCCTTGGTAAGCTGGGCGACCCGAAAGGGACGCCACCAGCTCTGTAATTTTCAACGGCTCCTTCCCTGTATCAGAAGCAGACAGCAAACTGCAATCTGCAGACTGCAATGTTACCGAATGGTTACCACCATTTTGTAACGACCCTATATCAAGTTGTTTGTGATCAGCGTGTTTTGGCCATCGTTTTTGAGCTGATTTCTTGCCTCCAGCACTTGATTTCTCCCTCCAATCAGCCTGTTTTCGTCTTTCGGCCTCGAGGCGCTCATGCACGAGTTGTCCGGGAATTGGCCCTGGTTGAAACATGCTTAGTACGTTGGTTATAACCAAATTGAAACCACCCTTACCTAACAACTTAACCGCCAAAGACTCATCAGATGGAATTGAGCCGTGAAGCCAGCAGTGAGAAAGTAATCTGATGTATGCTCCTTCTTCTTCCATGGTAAGAAGTTGGACCCTTTGAGACGCGAGCCAATCTCTCGGGTAGAATTGGAAGCAGGGGCTTAAGCTCATTTGCGTCCAGTAATCGGCTTTGCGCGCGCGGCAATGGGATTTTTGCCTGGCGTCAGCAATTCATCGAAACCGATCAGCCATTCGATCAGAACTGGAATCTGGTCTTTTGTGATTCTGATCTCTTCGTGAACCTCCTCGGCTCCGAGATTTGTCGTCTGCCGAAGCGCAACGAATTTTTCTCCGTGAGGTTCACAGCCGACATCTGCGCTTACTGCGTACATTTTTTTCATGGCCTGAAATTTGACGCCGCCGTGCCCAAAGGTTCTGCCCGTAGTTCTCCCACGGCAATCAGGTCGTCGGCGGCGGGGGTTGCGATTTCTCGCGCCCCAAAGTGGTGATGGATTTCGGTTTTCATCGGGCCGGCAGAACTCGGCAGACCGCGACAAGAATGGGGTAAAACCCTACCGTCAAGATTTTTTACAAAAATAAAGCCGGACCCGATTCCGCCAGCAATTCAGGAAAGACAATTGCTTTTGCGTATATTGTCGAGCTGCCAGAGCGGTTGTAGGTTCGAAAAATGGTTTAAGCGGAAAACATCAGAAAAACTCAACGCGACCCAGAGCGGTATCTTATGGTCGACCTGCCAGAGACCGTAGTTGTCCCAGCTCATTCCCGGCGAGAACTGATTTTCAATGTGGTGCCTGAGTTCTGTGTTAGTACAACCAATCGAAGCGGATAAGCATCCGTGAAACGCTCGGGCGCCAGGAATAACTCGAGATTTCATTTGGGTCCGAATAGCGTACCTCGCCAGTTCCTTGAAACGATATAGCGAGTAAAGCCTTCTTTTTTCGCGGCTCACTACATAGCAAGGGAAGGTGTAATTTCTGAGCTTCTTTTTCCTTTTTCTTGGTATCCCGAGCGACTTAAGAATGGCGGATCTTTTTCGTTTCTGCGCCGTAGCCTTAAATCTCAAAACCGGACCTTTTGTTGGGTCCAGCCTGTGCAGGCGTTTCAGCGCATTTCTTTCTCTTCTGCGCCGTACCACATAGGCTTCCGGTTTCCAAATCATCCGGTCCTTTGTGTAGGGATGAAAACCATAAAACCTGAGATCCTCCGTCGGGTGTTTATCACCATGGCGCCAACGGACACCTGTTTCTGGATTAATCTCTGTCATTAGGGGAAAAATAAAGCGCCGCCCGATCCTGTTGCCAGCAAGAAGGGTTTTATCACGGCGCTGCGGCACTTAACCGCTATAAGAGCCACTACGCAATTAGCGTAGTCGCCGAATGTCAAATCTCGAAATCGAAATCGTGCTCGATGATCAGGATCGGCACATAGGGGCCGCACACCGCTGGCGAACTAAGCAGCCAAGCAAACTCCAATGCCAGGACTACGCACATCACTTCCCCCTGACCCGAGCCAAATTTTTGTTCAGCTTGTGCGCGAGGAAACCGGCCTTGCGCGACGAGGACGCCAATATGGCGCCGGCAGCCTTTTTCGAAACGCCCTCTTTGCGCTGGATGGATTTTGCCACAGCGGCGAACCCCGGATGCTCCTTGCTCATTTCCGACCGATAGCGGCCGGCGTTCGAAAATCAATCCTTTTGCGTGAAGGCTGGAGCTCCGTCGAATCCCGCAATGTCAGCCGTGCCCCAGGAGTCGATCTCGAGGCTCCGTCCATTCTGGGGCGGCGGCTCCGGCTCGTCCTCGGTGTCACGCGCTTTCGGAATGAGATTCGGCGTGCACATGCGCGCGACGTGGACAACGCCGGTGATGGCGTCGGCCCGGTCAGGGGAAGGACTGCCGGTGCGCGCGCGGTAGGTCTCCTTCGATTCGACGGCGAGCTTTCGGCCTTTTCCGACTGGCCGGCCGCCCCGCCGGGACGCGAGTTCCTGAAAAGCTTTCGGGTCGATATTTTTCCCGATGCCGATGACGTCGTACTCGAGCAGTCGGGCAAAAGCATACCAGACCTCCGAGCGGATCCCATCGTAGGCGTCGACCGGAAGAAGCGTATCCTCCTCCGCGACTTTCACGCTCGTCGCTTCCTGGCCGAAATGGATGCCGTAGGTCGGCGCCCAGGTCTCACTCGCGGTGCCGGACGTGTCGAAACCCTCGACATCCTCTGGGACCTCATCGAGATCGAAAACGCCAACTTTCTGCTTCCACTGCCGGCGGACCAAATCATGCGGCCCCTGGCCGACACCGGTGCGATCGTCGCCGAAGTGATGGGGTTTCAGCGTGAGATTTTTTGCACGGGAAAGAACGCCATCGGTCAAGTCCTGGGTATCGCCTCGGTCCATGATCCCGACGACGTCGATTTGAATTTTGACCGCGGGCTTCTTGAGCTCGAAGCGTTTGCCGGAATAGTCGTTCCACGCGACAGCTCGGCCGGAACGGGCGACCCCAAAGGTGGGTAAGTCTCCAGTGAAAGCATAGTCGGCGAATCCGAAATTCGTGGTGGGCCCGTCGAAAATCCATTCCCTTTCGGAGCGCTGAAGGTCTTTCAGCGAATTGATCGCGCGCGCGGTTCCCTGCTGCGGGAATTTGCCGTAGACGAACGTGTACATATCCGGGTGCTCGGGGTCGCCGGAGCACGCAGTCAGCCAATTCTGGACGCCCTCGTAAGTCACAAAGCCGGGATAAACGATTCGGCGCGCGATGACATTTTCGTGAACCATCGCGTTGAGGCTGACGATCCACCATCCCTTTTCGGAGCGCCAAGTTTCCATGGCCATCTGGATAAAATCCCACCCAGCGGGCGGTTTGCAGATTTGACCGAATGGCGAGTAAGGGTCTTTCGGGTTCGCGCAGACGATAAACTTGATGTGCTCGACGTCCCCCTCGATCGCGGTGGAAAACCGATTCGGGATTTCAGCGAATATGTTCTGCGCAACTTCCTGGGCCTCGTCGATAATCGCTCGGACCCTGGATCTGGTGCCGAAGAGCGGATGGTCTGGACGCGGCTTTGTGTGCACGCCCTTGATTTTACCTTTCGATTGCTGACCCCCGGGAATCGTCAGCAGGAAAATCCCCATGCCTTTTTTCTTGTCGAGCGAAATGGATTCAGCATCAGCGGTTCCGGGAAGTTTCAGCGCGGACTCTGAATGCAGGCGCACGATATCGGCATAGAGATTCTTTTTGAGGTGATCCTCGGTATTCGAGGAAATCTGCACGCGGGTCCATTCGGGATCGAGGACCCAATCGAGCAGCATCCAGGCGCTCGGGCTGTAGGTTTTACCTTGGCCGCCGCCGCCGATCACAGAAATCATTCGCTCGTCCGAGATCGCCTCCCAAATCAACTGCACGCAATGCGGTTCAGGGGTGAAGACCTGGCGATCCCACAAGATCAACGCAGCCGAAACGTAGTCGCGCCGATAAAGGAAAAAGTAAAAATAATTCCAGCAAACGTCTATCAGATCTTCGTTGGTTTTTAACTTCTTTCCTGGATGAGCAGCCACGTAACTGGCGCGAAATTCAACATCCTCCATCGCAATCCTGACGCTATCGAGCAATGCCTGACTGTGCCCACGAGTCCGGTATTCGGTCAGCAGGGAGTTGATATTCCGCAGGCGCGCGAGATCGGGCGGCTTCGGGAAAATCAGCGGCATGGCTGGACGGGTACGCAGTTTTTCACTTGCGCGCGAGAGGAAATTCGGCGTGTGTGGCGGAACGATGCCAGCGAAAAGCAAAGCTCAACAGCGGTTTCTGTTCGCGAAAAAGCCGTCGATCGCTCCGGAGTTCGCGGTGGCAGGGAAAGCGTTCAAGGCGCTCCCCGAAAAAGTAAAGAAACCGAAGATCGGGTTTCTGGCGCAAAAGCAAAAGCCGTGAAGATCAGCCGGGGTCGAGTCCCGCACGGCGGCTGGAATTTCCCAGTGGCGAATGGAGTGACACTGCGCGCGGTCAGCCGAGACTTACTGCACAAGCAGATTTTCGAATACAGGCTTCGCAATGGCATGGAAATCGGTGACATCGAGCGCGACGTCGACAATTATTTCTGCACAAACTGGCCGAGCTCGTGTGACAAAGAGCCGCACGAATACAACAACAACGCTGGTGCCGAGAGGACGCACGCTGAGGCGCTGATCTATCGGGTTTCGCGGTGGGCAATGGGGATTATCAAGACGATGCCCCGCGGTGGCGTGCAGCTCGTCAGCGCGCAGGAGGCGAATAGCCGGGCGGCGGTCTGCGCGGCGTGTCCGAAGAACACCCCTTGGCGGATTGGCTGCATCGGATGTTCCGCCTCGACCGTCGCGGTTCTCAGCCAGATCAAAAAACTCGGGAGCACTCCGCAGGACGCGAAGCTCATGGCCTGCTCGGTGGCCGGTTGGGAGACGTCAACTTCGGCGTGGCTGCCAGCCCAATATCTCAAACTCACCGACGAACAGAAAAACTCTTTGCCGGCGAATTGCTGGCGGAAGGAAATGCCGTGACTTGGGGCTGGAGAATGATTCCGAATTTGGCGCGCGCGGCATTGAATAGTTTCGTCTATCTGGTCCGCGGCAGACCCATCCTTGCCCCGAAAAGCATCCGGAACTATCGGCTGGCGAAATGCCGGGCCTGCCGACACTTTATCAAGACATCAGCGCAATGTGGATTATGCCTTTGTGACGTCGAAACGAAGGGCGCCCTGGCCGCCGAATCCTGCCCGATTCTAAAATGGGTTTCCTTGACAGGCGGAGATGAATCCACCACAAGCGAAAGCTAATTGCAAAACCCATGGCTCAAGGCGACATAGACGAGGACGTTGAAGCCAGCAGCGGCGACGGCGGCGCAAACCCCATGCCGACAACGGGCGCGGCCACGATCGACGCCCCGGCTTTGACGCCGAGCGGAGATGGTTTGGAGCTCGAGGCGAAGTCGATTAAGACCACGGCCCAAGCATGGCAGATTTGCACGACGCTCGAGCAGAATAACCGTCAGCGCGCGCTCCGGACCGCCGACATTCAGGCGATCCATGATGGCGAACCGCCGAAGTCGGCTGCAGCCCAGGCGGAGAAGGCGAAATCATGGCAGTCGAACGCCTCGACCGGATGGCTCGGCGGAATCGTCGGGCGCCAGGCCCAGCGTTTCGTCAACGCGATCATCTCCCAACTTTATCTCACCTACAGCCAGTTGCCGGCGACAATCGACGACTACAAGCCGAAGTCGGACTTGATGCAGGCGAAAGTCACGCGGTTGATCCGGTCCTGGTGTGGTTACACCGGAACGATCAATTCGCTCGCGGTGGAGACCGTACTGCAGGGCTACACCTACGCGGTATTTCTCGACCCGCACACCTCGAAGCCGAAGATGTTCAAGCAGGATCGGCTTTTCCTGCCCGAGCTCGCCCAAGAGCACGCGAGCGAACTGCAATTTTTCTGCGCGAAGGAGGATTACCGCCTCGACAAATTCCTCGCTCTTTTCTCCGACGAAACGGCAGCGGAGGACACCGGTTATGATCTGGAGAATTGTTTCGCCGCGGCGAACAAAGCCACAATGCAGGATCCGCGGGAGGACGCGACGACGACCCAGTTCCGGAAGTTCACCGACATGATCAACGAGGGGACGCTCGGGCTTTCCTACAGCAGCACGGGCGAGCGCGTGGTGAAGGTCTGGCTCCTTTTCAACCGCGAGTATGACGGGAAGGTTTCGTTTTGGATGATCGACCGGGATAACGGCACGAAACTGCGCTTCTCCTTCAAGCTGTTCAAAAAGATGGAGGACGTGATCGTGATGTTCTCCTTCGAACCGGGGAACGGTTGCATTCATTCCTCGAAAGGACTCGGCCGGAAACTGGCGGCGCTGGCGATCATCAAGGAGCTTTTCCGGAACGGGCTGATCGACGCAGCGCGCATTTCGATGCTCATGCTGCTGCAGACCGACTCGAAGGACCGGAACAAGATCGCGCCTCAGATCATGTCGCCGTTTATTTACATCGACAAGTCGATCACCGTTTCCGAGACGCAGTTCAATGCCGACACCAGCAAAGCCGAGGGCCTTGACCAGTTGATCGACAACTGGGCCGAGCAGTCGGTCGGCGCCTACCTCGCCAGTCAGGCCGAGGAGAAACAACCGGAGAAAACCGCGACCCAGGCGACGATCGAGGCGAAGCGTGAGCAGGAAGCGGCCGACATTCAAATCCGCCGCTGGCTCGACCAGATTTTCGGGCTCACCCAGGTCCAGCAACTCCGGGCTTTCTCGGACGACAATATCGACAAGGCTCAGGACCTCTATGAGAAAATCCTCAAGGATCCCGATGCCGACGAACCGGAGCTTTACGAGGGGCACGAATGCGACCCAGAAATCCTGCGCACCCTCGTCGAGATCCTTCGCGACCCAAGAAAAATATCGGTCGATGAGGTCAAGATTTGGCGGAGCACGCCGGCGACGGTGTTCGCTCATGTTTCCGACGCTGTGATCCAGCAGGGCATCGAATCGGTCTATACGACCTTCAAAGGCGATCCGAATGTCGACCAGTCGAAGATAGTGGCCAAGGTGATCGAGGGCCGGGTCGGCGCCCAGGACGCTGAAGAGCTCGTCATTCCTACGCCCGACCAGACGGTGATCATTGAGGCAAGCCGGATGCAGCTCGAGGAAGCAGGCACGATGGCGAGCAACCTTTTCAAGATTGGCGTTTCGCCCCGTGACAACCACCTCGTGCACGCGGCGACATGCCAGCAACTTCTCACGAAGCTGGCGCCGACCCTTTCGTCGAATCCGAATCCGCCGCCGCAGTTCATGCAGAACGTGGAATTGCTCTACAACCACATGGGCGACCATCTCAATTTCGCCGTCCAGACGCCGGCCGCGCAGAGTCAGGATTTCCTCAACGTCGAGAAATTCTACAAGGAATTCGGGAAACAGCTTCAGCAGGTGGTCGCGATTCAGCAGCAGGCCAAGGTCGCTGCCGCAGCCGTCACGCACAAGATAATCACCGATGGACCTTCCGGCGGCGCTGGCCAGCCAGCCCCCGGCGCGCAACCAGCCTCGGCCGCGCCAGGCCCGGACGGCGGAGCGCAGCCCGCACCGGCATTAGCCGCAGCCGCCTGACATGGCCGACGCTCCCCTCAACCCCGAAGGTCGGCTGCATCAGGATCAGCTTGAGCCAGGAGGTTCCTTTGTCCGCGGGCCGCTCTGGGCGGATTTCAAGCGCGCGCTCGCCGCTTATGCTCCGCCCGAGCCTGAGCCGGTTGACCAGCCTCACGTTGCCGCCGCAAAGGCTTTCCAAGTGAAGGCATGGCGGAAGGCGATCGAGACGATTGAGAGGATCCCGTTCGAGACATCCGTGGCTGTCGAGCCGCTGATTCCGAAGTCGATCCTCGACCCTAAGGACTGATTTATGCCCACCAACTCCGCACCCGACAACCGCGAAGGCTTTGACCTGAGCGGCATGGCTGAAACAGCCCTGAAAGTTCAACCCGGCCTGGACCTCGAAGAGACGCCAGCCGATGCCGCCACAAGGCAGGCCGAAGCAAAGGAAGCCGCCGACCGGAAAGCCGTCGAGGACGGCGCGCGTGGCGAAGAAACCGCCGAGCAAATCGCAGCCCGGGAGGCCGAGGAAAAGCGCGTCGCTGATGAGGAAGCCGGCGGGGAAACGGCCGAGCAAAAAGAGGAGCGTGAAGCCGAAGAGGCCCGAGTCGCGGCCGAAGCGGAAACCGCCGAGGAAAAGACCGCCCGGGAGGCGAAGGAGGCGGAAGACGCCGAGAAGGCCGAGGCTGCCAAAAAGGACGACCCCGACTCCGATTTGTCCCAGAAGGTGAAGGAGGTCGAGCCTCACACCAGCAAGAAGACCAGGGCAACGATCAACTTTTTCAGCGCGGAGGCGAAGAAGGCCCGCGAACTGGCGCGCGCGGAAGCCGCCAAGACGGTAGAGGCCGAACGGAAACTGGCCGAGGCGCTGGAAAAATCGAAGACCACGTTGGCACCGAAGGAGTTGACCGAGGAAGTCACTCGGCTTCGTGCCATCGTCCAGGAACTCGACGCCGCGCGCGATCCGGAGATCGTCACGAAATTCGATCGCCCGATAGAGCAGAACACCAATTCGGTCGTGGAAATCCTCAAGAGCTTCAACTACGACAAAAACGAGGATGGGACGCCGGCGCCGAATGCGATCCCTGCTTTACTCAAGGGTGGCCTCACCCTGAATAATCCCGAGCTGAAGCGGATCCTCGAGGCGATGGATAAAAATGACGCGTCCGATGAGGCACAGGCGATTCGCGACGTCATTTCCGACAACCGCCGT